CTCCTGTTATTGCTCCTCCACCAAATGATGTACGTAAGGCATCCCCAGCCATTCTTATTCCTTTTGCTAATGCTTTTCCTGCCGTTCCTGGCATCTCTCTCATAGCACGATCACGTTCCATACGTGTTAGAGGGTCTTCTGCAAATCCTGGCATAATCTTATCTACCTAATTAAATAGTATTTACTACTCCTTTTATTTTAAACTTACTTATCTTTAATAAGAATGAGTAAAAAAAAGGTAGCTATTAACTACCCTTAAGTTTAAGTTGTATAAATCTAAAAGATTATTCCATTACTAACATCTTGTTTCTGAAGATATCAGGTGACTGTTGTGCCTGATTTAAATATCTCCATGCATTTTGTGGATCTCTATCAGCTAAGTTTCCAAAGTTGTTCCAGAAATCACCTGTATTCTCCTGAGCCTGTGGCTGTGGAGGAACTGGCATTTGTGGACGTGCAAACTGTTGCTGTTGCTGTGCTGCTGCAGCTTGCTGCTGTTGTAATGCAGCTGCCTGCTGTTGTGGTGATATTCCTTGGTTTCCTACCACTTGTCCTGCTGGATCATCCTCTACAGGATAAGGACCATTAGGACCATAGAATTCACAAGTATAGTCAGCTAATACATCTGGATCAGTCAAGATTGTTTCATAAGACTGATGCTCTGCCTGAATCTCCTTCAATAATCCAACAGCTTCCTGTAACTGATTGTTTGTTGTTACTAAAGCATCTTCGATTTGTACTGCATAGTTATTTAAAACTGCTGGAGCATCTGCACCGAAGTGATTAATTACTTCAAGACTTTCTGGACTTACTCCGTTTTCTAGGAGCTGCTGGTCGCTGATTCCCTGCGAAGTTTGGGAATAGTTGTTGGAGTATGCCTGGTTGCTCCCGTTCAAAGGCTGCGATGTCTGCATCCCCTGGTTGTTGTATGAAGGAGCTTGTGGGGAATTGTAGTTCGCCTGGTCGTATCCTTGTGTCGCTGGAGACTGTTGACCCAGGAAGGGGATTTGAACTGGTGAACTCAGGAGTCCTACTACTCTGTTGAATGCGTCCTTGTATGGATTCTCCGCTTGAGGAGCCGATGGGCTGCTCTGGGGCACGGACTGAGTAGGGTTGTATTGTGGGGCTGGAGCCACTGTCCCCATCTGGGCTTGCACTTGTGGTGCTGGTGCCACCGCTGCCTGCTGTGGAGCTACCCATTGTGGACTGGTCCCCACCACTGGAGCCTGGGCTGCTGTTTGTGAAACGGGAGCCGCGTAGTTGCTCTGTGGGGTCGCTGATGGTTGGGGTGCCGATTGGGTCGGCATTACGGTATCGGCCTGCATAAGTTACTTCCTTCTGGAGTGATTCTAGTGTTCGATATAGGAAAGGGGTGAGATCTAATCTCGGATCTGCAGCCATCGGAATATCCGGTTGCTGCGGATGTGGTGTTCTCATTTCTTGGTTTATTAAATCAAGGAATTGAGAATAAGCCCTTTGTACTTGTCCTACCATTCTGAATGGGAAACCGGATAACATACCGGCAACTTCATCATCAGTTTTGGATGGAAATAAGTACTTCAGTGCTTCTATGCTATCAACACCTAATTCTTGTAGGTTTCTACAGAATATAGATTGCTGAACTTTATCCTGTGCCGTATCCTCGTACACAGGTCCCATCCATCTCCAAGCTACCGTTCTATCACCATCAGGTGCAAGTCCATGAACACCTTCTGGAATCTCTTTTGTTTCTCTTGCAACGTCAATCGCTTTCTGTAATTTCTTCTCATAATTAGCTTTCTGTTTTTCATATTTCTCCATTGCTTCAGGAGTTTCTTCTACAGGTAATTCAGGATATTTAATACCGGAAGCTGCTGCTAATGTCTGACGGAATATTTGTTCTTCTTGGAAGATCATTAATTCGAAACATCTGCAAATTCCATATTCATATATCTGTAAACATTTCTTTCTGGCAGTTGCACTTACTCTTCCGTATGCAGATTTTATTTCTGTTGCAGTTACATTACTAATTGATATGTCATCAATACCACCTAAAGCTAATCTTATTTCACTTCTTAGTTGTCCAACATATCTCGATTGATCTGTACTTACTGCATTAGGAGTAATAAATCCAACACGATCTGTAGGTTCTAAGTTTGCAATAACTCTTGGAACTCTCATTCCTCCACCTGGACTACCAATATATCCAGCTGGATTTCTTGTTACAGGATCTTGTTTATATGTAGATTGAAGTGTACTTAAATCAGAAGTAAACCCTGATTGACTTGAAATACTTGGTCTTTGTGGTGGAGCATCCTTACTGCTCTCAACAATATCTTGTTTTGGACGAGAAGATAGTAAAGTTGGATTACCAAAGAATGATAGGTTAGCTCTAATATTTTTAACCATTTCATCATGAGCGACAATCTGATTTGCTATCCAATCAAATTCACCACTACCATCAGTACCAAAAGCATCAGGATTATTAAACACTTCTACACAAGGAATGAACTTCATTGTGTTAGTTAGTGTTTTCTTATTTAAAGTAGTGAACTCTTGTGGTCCATCGAAACTTAACTCCTGCTCACTATGTACTTCTTCGATATTCTCTGCTGTAATTCGAAGACGCATATATCTCTTATCTGTATTCAATCCAATCTGAGACCCACCAAAACCTCTATTAGCTTTAACTTTATAAGGATAGATAACTATTACTTCTTCAAGTTCTCCTTCTGGTGAATAGAAAGTTCTATAAGAATTTTTATCAAACCAATAAAGTCTATAAGTTTTTTCAGTAGGACGAATATAAAATAATCCTTTTCCTAAAGCTAAAAAATGATCCCATATGGAATCCAATCTGGCATCAAGCTGATTAAACTTAATTACCTGTTGTATAAAATCATATCTCTGTGATCCAAAATTATCCTGCTCAGGATAAAACTCAACACCCTGACGAATACCAAACATTTTCATCTGTGACAGATGAGCATGAATAATCATCGTATCGGTAGCACCATCAGAGTCACGACTTATTGCTGCCTTCAGCATTGAGTCAAAAGTAGAATTAGTTTGATTCATCTAGTCACTTTTTATTATTTTATTTGGCATCAATCTCATAGCCGGGAGCTACTCGTTTGAAGACAATGTTTTCGTCATCAGCCTCAATATTAAATCTTTCTCCGGGTTGGAGACCCAGATCATGACATACCTCATCAGGGAGGTTAATTATGGCAGAACCATAAGCATCTTGCTCAAGTTCAATATTGTTATAGAAAAAATTGGCTATCATGTTAGATACTCTTAATAGTCTAATTCGTCAATACTCTAACTCTAGTTTTCCTCTGGACATTAATCCATTACATAACCAGACCAGGGCATCAACACAATCGTCATGGGAACTAACTCCGAAATTTACTATTTCATCTGTTAGTGCCTGGAACTTACGGTATTTATTAAATAATATCTTATGTTGTTCAAATAAGCCCATGATTCCTCTGAATCTGGCAACTTTGTCACCTCTAAATCCTTTTACTGGATGCCAGAGTAAATTATAAAGTCCTTGTTCTTCTAAGCATATACGTTTGAAGTCTGCCTCTAATGATGCCTGATATGCCACAGCTTCTGACCATACATCAACAGTACTGCCAGTAGGAAAGTATTTATCATTGTCTTTGTGAACTATTCCCCATTCAAACATCATTTCCATTATTGCTTCTAGTTTTTCTACATTACCCATTATTCTCAATCGTTTACAGTCAATAATGTATATTTTGTCACCAAGTCTTCCACCCATAACAAATACTGTATAGTCATTTCTTTCTCTAATACCTGCAGATAGATCAACACCAACACCTAAACAATCAAACTGTGTTGGTATCTGTCCTTTGATAATTAAATCTGGTGAGACAGACATGTCAGTTGTTCTTACCACCTGATTCTGATACTGAAAGCTAAAACTTATAGGTGATTGTCTTCTACGATCATTTAGATAATCAAGTGACCACATCTCTGGCCAATAAGATTTTTCATCTCCATTTTCATCAACAGTCACTGCTGATTGTATTATCTGTATCCAATCATTGTCAGGTGTAAAAGTAGTCTGATGTATATCATCATGCCTAAATCTTGTACCGAGACATATAGCTCTACCACCTTCAAACATAGTTGGAACGATAACTGAGTTCCAGTTATCCTCCATAGCTACACGAATATCTCTGTTTTTAATATCATCAGCTGATTTTATAGCATCATCAATAATACATAAATGAGAACGCTTTGATGTAACAGCACCTTTTAATCCTGCACAACATAAGCTAAATTCTTCTTCACCAGTTGATCTTATACCTGCGAACTTCCAATCAATACTCCAATACTCATTAGAATTAATACCTTTGGCAATTTTTACCATAGGAAATATTTCTCGATAGATTTTACTATCTTCAATAATTCTTTTTATTGCTGCACTCTTTGGTCTAGCAACATCAACAGTATATGAGATATATAAAATCTTTAATGGTTTTTTATTAAGAGCATGTACACCAATAGCCCAGGCTGTGAATAAACCTAAGACTGTAGACTTGGCAGATCCTCTTGGTGCAAGTATATCTACATTTGGTCCAGCAATATTAATTAAACACTCACTATCTTGATGTGTATAAAGATGCTCGTGCCATAACTGCATATGTTCTGCAGGAGGTTTGTCCCCTACAACATCACAGAAATATGCAAAATCTGTTCGAGCTTTTTCAACATCAACTGATGATGTTTTCTTTACAACCTGTTGTTTAGCAGCTGCCCTTGCAGTTCTACGATGAACAGAATAGATACTTGTTCCAGCCATGTATTAAGACTACCTCGTTAAGACTTATGATTCTTCTTGAAGAATCTTTGTCCAGACACCCATTGATGCTTCCTGCAATGGTCCTTCTATAGGATCATCTCTAAAGATTAATAATATTTCTCTCAATGAACGATCAGCACCAGCAAGTATTAAACCTTGTTTATCTGTAAGATGTTTTTCATCTGCAAGTTGTTTTATATGTGCTCTTAATTCTTTTTGAAGCATGGATATACGAGCTGCTCCCATATCTTGTTTTACTACACCAAGATCTATAGCTTCTCTAAGCTTTGATATATCTACTTGCATAGAATCTATTTCTATTTCAAGTATTGTGCTAAAGTTTCTTTTTTTAAATTCTTTCTTTGACCAGATATCACAATCAGTTATAGAACCTCCATACCCTAAAAAACGGGCATAAAGATACATCTGTATAGGTGAACTGGTTTGTTTGCAGAAAGCTAGATAAGTTTCTCTTTCTTTATCAGATAGAGTATCTAACCATTCAGTTATGCTTTGTATGCTGATTTTGCTTGTTGTTCATCTCTAGCTTCTTTATAGCGTCTAAACTGCTCCTGTTGCAAGTTAGTTTCTCTTGTTTCTTCAGCAGTCTTACCAACAGTAGCTCTTTGTTCCTGTCCTCTAGTCTGTGTGGTAAGTCTTTCTTGTTGTCCTTTTGTTTCAGAAAGTAGACGTTCTTCTGAACCTCTGGCTCTATATCTTCTTAGATCCTGACCAGTGTAAAATTCTTCATTGATACGATCTAACTGAGCACCAGTCTCCATATTTAATCTGGTCTGCTCACCAGTTGCCTTTGTTAATTCAGTCTGAGTTTTTAAAGACTGAGTTGGTGTAGACACCGTAACAGGAGGTGGTGGTGCAGGTATATATTGAACGCTTGGTGCTGGTGGTCTTCCGCCCATAACAAAAACTTTATACTGTTAATTTAATTTTAATCTAAAAACTCTTACTAGGCTCCCCCAGCTCGACCTCTAGGTTGAATGCCTTGAGCACTAGCTACTGCAGCAGCTCTGAGTTGATTACCTACAGCATCCATTAGAGTTGCTTCTCTTTGTGCAGCTCTTAATTGATTCTTTGCTATCTGAGTAGTATCAAATTTAGTAAATGCTAACTGATTTGCTAGTGCCTGTCTGTTTCTTTCACTAAGAGCAGCTGTCTGTTGGTTGATTAAATCCTGACTAAGTCTTAAAGCACGATTATCTGTTTGTCTGCCTAAAAGAGATCTTTCTATATAATCTTTAGTAAAATCTATTGCTTTTTGTTTATTAGTTTTCTCAGGAACTGCAGGATCATCACTTAAATTAAGATCTTTGTTTTCATTTATTTTTACAGGTTGAACACCTGGGCCTTCAGGTAATACACCTCCAATATATTTATTCTTTTCATCAAATAAAGTTGCTTGATCTTTTGTATCAACTATAGCTTCTGGCTCTATTTTATAAGGTCTTGCATTAAAACCACTTCCTAGAAAGATCTTATCTGGTTGTTTACCTGCAAGTCTCGTAAGATATTCTGAAACACCAAAGTCTGGGAGTTTAAAACCTGATATTCCAAAGCTACCTCTTGCAGGAATGGCTCGTAAATAACTGTAAGCTCTAGGGTCAAATTCTTTTTCAGCCATAACTTAATTACTGATAAGTAGGTGTCGATGCGAGAACGGCTCCTATGTTACCTAAAGATTGTTGTCCCATACTCTGAGCACCTAACTGACCTTGCTGTAATAATGTTGCCTGTGTTGCAACTCTCTGTCTACGTCTTTGCATCTCATCTTGACGTAACAATTCATTTTTACGGAACTTTTCACCTATAGCAAAATCATCTTCTTTGAATCTTCTACTTGCGTTTAATATATCACGATACTGCTGTGCATTATATACACGAGCTGTCTGCTCTGGACTTAAAGGTTGTAATACTCCAGATCCTGAAATTGTGGGCATTACAGGAATAGCAGTTCCAGAGGCTTCAGGTGAGACTAAACCTAGAGGTTGATTTCTTTCATTAAGTTGCTCATTAAGAGTTACACCACCAGCAAAAAGATCTCCTGCCATTCTATTTCTATCTTGTTCTACTCTTTTTAGCTTTTGATCTAAAGCATTTATTCGCTCAGTTAATTGTTTGTAGCGTCTGAACTCTGACATCTTTTTAAATAGTTCCTGTTAAATAATATTTTAAAGGTAGTAAGCCTAGAAGTAGCTTCCTACTTTACCACCAAACTGAGCTCCTTTCATAGCTCCTGATGGTCCTCCTAAGAAGAAACCACCTGCAGCTCCAAGTCCAGTTCCAATTAATTGACCAAATCCTCTTGTTCCTGGTTCTTCGTAACTAAATCCAGGATCTGTATATCCTGGCATAACTGTAGTATCATCATTTATCTTGAAAGAACCTCTTTTGTAACCTTCAGCTAAATCTTTAGCTGCCTTTCTTTGTTCGTTAGCTTGATAACTTATTTGATCTTTTGCTTTTAGATTTTCATTTATAGCATCAAAAATACCACTACCTCTTTTCTTTCTACCACTACCACCATAATCTATATCGAGTTTGGGATAGTCTTTATATTCTATGCCTGTGAGGTTAGATACACCTAAATCACTGCCAAAGGAAGGGAAAGAATTACTCATTATCTTGTGTAGTCGCCACGCTTGTACTTCTCATATTGTACTGGATCTTCTTTTTTAATTCGTTCCTGTTCAGCTTTTTGGAATAACTTTTTAGCAACAGCAGCTGTACCAACTGCAGCAGCCAACCCTCCAACTACTAAAGCTGGTTCTTTATATTGTCCTAACTTTTGAAACTGTTGAGCTGCTTTACTAAAGTTTCGTTTTGCATACTCAGCTGCTTTTTTAGTTGTTTCACCTATTTCTTGTTCTACAGCTTTTGAAGCATCTGTAAATCGTTCAGCTTTACTTCTACTATCTCCAAGACCAGGGATATTTAATTGATCACCTTTTTTTAATTGATCAGATGCCATTGCATCATATGTTTTTTTAGTGTCCCTTAGATCTTGTAATCGTTGTTCTATTTTGACATTTGGTATTCTAGGTGATTCATCTTCACCATATCTTTTTCCAAAATATGCAGGAGATCCGTCTGGGTTCTTTCTTCCTCTAGTACCAACAGAAACAGTCTTACCAACTTCTTTCATTATTTTTTCTCCTGTTTGTAAGTCAAATGCCCCTGGTATTGGTTGTTTTATAGGTTGTTCTAAACTTACTCCAAAACCTTTAGGATCTAAGAATCTTTTTCCAGCTGCTACAGTAGCAACACCAGCTGCAGTTCCCAATGCTGCACTTGCACTTATAGGAACTCCTCTGACTCTTATTTCTGGATCATTTAATCCACGAGCTGTTCCTCTTATAAAACCACCATAAGCAGTGAATGTTTGTTTTTCCGGATCTATATCTATTCTTTTACCTGATTCTGGTTTGCGATTCATATAACGTCTGTAATCACTTATAGTTGATGGCATTACATCAGGACGTTCTTTTATAAAATCTTTATAAGCTAATGGTTGACTCTTTTGTCCACCAATAAATCTAAGTGCGGTTTCTTCTGCAATATTACGTGGTTTTGCACCAGTGGGATCTTCTTCTTTAGAAACAGGTGCTACTGCTTTATATCCTTTTGGTCTTAATCCCTGAGTTATAGGTCCTGATGTTTCTGTCAAAGTATGGAAAAGAATAGGCACTCCTGCAGCGACTGCACCAGCTGCAACTGGATTTTCTAATCCTGTTAACTTACTAGCTGCTACTCCAGCTTTTGATACAACTCTAAAAGCATTTGTATATGGCCAAACATATTGTTGTCTAAATTTATCAGAAAGAATAGTTTTTCCTATAACATCAGAAACTGTGCCAGCTGCACTACTAAAAGGTGTGCCTCCGCTAAAACTTTGATTTCCAAAACGTGTTGTATATGTTCCTGTTTTTATATTTTCATATACATCATTACCAAACTTACCTGCTTGTTCAGCTCCTTTTTTTATAGAGTTAACAACTTCATTAGAAAGATTACTTTTTTTAGCAGCATCAAATACTTTACCGCTATAGTCTTTTGCGAATTTTAAACTATTAGAAAGTATATTTGGTACTGATCTCATTATCCGTACTGTGGAATTTTCATATTAGAAAAAGTTTTACCGGCTATTTCAGCTCCTAGCACTGCAGGATTTGCAGACTCATAATGCATATATGTATGTTTTGGTTGATTCTTTATCTGAGCAAGCTGTAATTCATAAGCATATCTTTCTCTTTCTGCTATGGCTTCACTTGCCTGGATATTAGAAAGATCTGTAGTTGATGGTCTTACTACTTCTGCATACTCAGGTTCTGCAGTAAACTTAGTTGCACCAGTAGCAGTTGTTGGTCCAACACCTAATGGTATTCCTTCTTCCTCCTGCATATAAGTAGAAGGTAAAAATGGGTTAGCCTGTTCACCGGGTAATACTGTCTGTGCAATGGCTTGTCCACCTATCTGACCTGTGACTTCTCCTATCTTTCTTGCATCTCCTGGTTTCATACCAGGTAATCCAAATAAACCTTTGTCCTGTGGTTTCATAGCTTTACCAGAAGCATCCAGTAATCCACTACCTTTAGGCATTGGGAAAGCTCTTGTTAATCCAGCAGTTGCACCTTCAGCAATAATATTACCTGCAGCCTGTCTAACCAATGTATCTTTTATATCAGGAGCTTGTTGTCCTAAAGCACGAGGTATTACCTGTTCTGCAGCTGAATAAAGAACAGTATCTCTTAAGGCTCTTTTACCAGCCTGTTTAGCACCTTCAGATGTTGCAGCTTTTACTGCTTGTTGACCAAGTTTCTTAGCTCCTTCTTTACTAAAATAAGAAGCAAGTTTCTGGCCAGCCATTACAGCCTTTGGTCCATACTTAGCTCCTAAAGCTGTTGCTTTTGCTACTGCTGCTCCTATAACAGGGTTCATGTTACTTTTACTCCGTCTGTTGGGAATTGACCATTAACTGGTGCTGCTTTT